TTAAAGAGATGTTTAATCCATGTCCAAATGAACCAAAAAAATCTCTTCAGTAATTCTTTTATCTTATTCCATAGTTTGTTAAGCATAGTCTATCCATCCTGTTACTATATATTTCTCTCCTTTGAGAGGTGGATTACCTCTATGCATATGAGTGAAACCAGCAGGCCACAATACTATGTCACCTTTTTTGGGTTTGATACGTAATGATTGGTATAGGAATTCTAACTCTCCACCTTCCTCAACGTCATTAAGGAAGATTGCCCATGCAAGTAGGGATTTAGAACTAGATGGACAATTACAGTGTTCACAATGCCAGATATGATATCCTTGTTGTGGTAATGTCTTTTGAATTTTTGCACCACTGACCATAAGACCTCTGTAGTTATCTTGGACTGGGTACTTTTGAAACCACTCATCGATAACACCATCGGGTTCTTCAAAGATAGATAGTATTCTATTCATCTGACTACCGAAGTATGACTCGGGTACTGAAGTCATGCTGATTGCGTCATCACTCTTTTTTGTTATTAAAGTTGTGTCGTAATGAGCTCTTGGAAGTGTTAAACCTCTGGCTTCACATTTTTTGTATATTCCCATGACATAGTCTATGAACTCGTCGTCTGTCCAACCACGATAAAGGAGAACATGTTCTCCAAGGTCTTCTATGTGTCTATCTTCTGCAAATCTATTTTGTGTTTCCATAATATATACCAAAAAGTAAGGATTATTCCTTACTCTTATTTAGTGTGTTTAGAAATGGTGGCGGGACTGATAGGAATCGAACCTATAACCTACTGCTTAGAAGGCAGTTGCTCTATCCGATTGAGCTACAACCCCTTAGTCACCATTTCTTAATACTTTAAGTTGTGCAATTGTATCAGCTGCACTAGTGTGTAGTATTCCAATACCACCATGTTCTACCCATGCATCAAGGTTCTTTTGTCTGTCATCAATAAGGACACTTCCTTTGATTGCAAACATACCTTTCTGACTACCAGTCATAGTACAAGTAACAACAACAGTAGGACTAACATGTTCTTTAATCCACTCGTTCTTATCATACACAACCAACTCTCTGTTTATAACACCAGCTGCAGTGAGTATTTCCCACGGTAGTTTAGTGTGTCTAACGTAACCAACCAATTCATGCATATCAGGCATAGGTGGTAACATTCTGAACAGTCTTTTGTTTGTTAACTCTTCCTTCCTTAAGTCATAGTCATTATGACCTTGGTCGGTGTTAGGGAATTCTCTCCCTGTTAGTTTTTCAACACCAGTGTTGAAATCGGCTAATACTCCATCCATATCGATGAAGATTCTTTTTATCTTTACTCTCTTATTTTCCATACGTATAGTATAACACTCTTTCGGCCCTGTTGTCAAGGCATTTCGGGCTTATTCCCAAAATATTTTATACAGTTTTTCTTCCTTTGCGTAGGCTTCTCGCTCCCAAGGTTGACGGCTATATGGTGCCTTAGAGTAGTCCTTTTTCTTCCATTTTTGACGAACTGGACTGAGTTGTCCAGTTAAGAATTGTTTTGCATGAACTAATTCATGTGCAAGATTCAACATTTGGTCTTCTAGAGTGAATTCTAGTCCATTACTACCACGTGCAATCTCTATAATGACCTCATCACGGTCACCCCAACATAAAGCATAGTGATTATTCTCACATCTAGTTATAACATTTAGTTCTATGGTTATATCCCTACGTAATTTAGGGGAAAGATAGGCAATACAGGACTTCACAAAGGTACGAATTCGACGTTTTTGTGCAATTTGACCATTTATTTGAATGTCAATCAAGGGGTAATGTTCCTTTCTTCTCAGTTGTGTCATATTATATCAAAAAATCTACCCTGTAGTCAAGGCCCTAATCGTCGTATTCAAATACCTCTTCTATTGTATCTTCATCCATTTGTGCGCCACAAAATGGACAATGTTCGATTCCATACTGGTGTGAATCCATTTCATGTTCTACTATGCACTCTGATTTACAGTCGTTGCAGTGTAATCTAATCTTCAACTTTATCTCCTACGATTTCCTTGAAAAAGTTATCATTTGATTTAGCTTTACCATCAATCATTCCGAATGGTAGTGGTCTATCAATATCTTTTTTAAAGAAATCTTCCCCACACGTGTAAATTCTAATCTCTACTAAATCTTTATCAAGTGTTCTTGCAATATGCTCAAGTCTTAAATCTATAGCTGTCTGGCTATGTTTTACATTGAGATATACATGAACTTGTTTCATTAGTCTTCCCAAACGTCTCCGTGTTTTACGAACTCTGCAAGTTTGTCATATCCACCTATGTAAGTCCAAGTATTTTCTGTTTCTCTGACTCTGATTTGTGGAAAGGTTCTTGCAGTTGGAAACTCTTCAAAGAGTTCTTCTCTTGTGAAGTCTGTGTCCAACTGTTTGTAAGTGTATTCTAGTCCTTCTTTCTCACATAAAGCTTTTGCTTTATCACAGAATGGACATTGTGTTTTTCCAAATATTTCTATCATATTAAAATCCCGATATTTTTGTTAAATGTTTATATTCCAAGCATTTGTCACATTCACCACATTGGTTTGGGTAACCTAATGCACATGAATTGACGTATTGTCTTATATCCACTGGTATTGATGACCACTGTTCCATCTTGGTCATTCCACCAAGAGGTGGATAAAGTCTGTAGTTGTGATTCTTGTTCATCAACCTTGCATAGAATTCAAATACTATTTGAAACTCCCATGCACGTGGCACCCATGGCCAATCAGAATAGTGTTTATGGTCATCTGCATAGTTTATCATCCCACTGTTCACACCCCAATAGTATTCTTCTATATGTGGGAACTGAGTCAATGCACTTAAACATGCAATTGACCAATGTCTAGCAGAATGAAAGTATTCTTCTGACCTTTCATCATGGTCATATTTAGGATGCTCATGAGTAATCAAATCTACATCCAACATATCACATATCTGTGTAATATTACTATGTAGTTGATTTGCTGTTGTGATGGGGTTGTCCCATAGTGAATGTAGTGCAATAGGTTTCTTACCTTTCTCTACACACCAGTTTAATAAAGCAGTAGATTCAACCCCACCACTGAACATGACAACACAATCGTGCATTACAACTCAAAGCCTTCAAACGTATCGTCGTCTACGTCCTGTTTTATACCCCCAATTAGATAGGATTCTATTTCCGTCTCTTGTGGTGCATTCTGTAATCCTCTACTGTTGAACCAATGTGATGTCCAAGGTAAAGGGTTGTTTGTTGAAGAGATATCAAACAATGGATTCAGACCCAATGCACGTAATCTTTTGTTTGCTGTGTACTCTACGTATTGTCCAAGTAATGCAGTAGATAGTCCAATCATAGAACCATCCTTAAATAAGAAGTCTGCCCAATCCTTTTCTTGTTGGACTGCATCACGATACATATCATATACTTCCTCTTCACATTCTTTCATGATTTTTAACATCATTTTGTCGTTCTCTTGTTTCTTATAAGCTTTAAGAATGTGTTGTGTGATTGCAAGATGTTGTGCTTCGTCTCTTGCAATAAGAGATATGATTTTTGCACTTCCTTCCATCTGTTTTAACTCACCAAATGCAAAAGAACATGCAAAGGATACGAAGAAACGAACTCCTTCTAAGATGTTAACTGATACCAATGCAAGGTATAATGCTTTCTTAAGCTCGTAATCATCAACTTTAAGACCTAGTAATCTACGTCTTCCTAGTTGTATAAACTTATCATACTTTTCTGTTACCTGTTCTGCTCTAGCTACAATTGCTGGTTCGTCTAGGATTGTGTCAAATATCTCACTAGGGTCACTATAAACATTCTTTATAATATGAGTATAACTTCGTGAATGAATAGTCTCCATGAAATCCCATGTGATAATACAAGACTCAAGTTCAGGCAGGCTCACAAACGGTAAGAATGCTATGGATGGAGCTCTTCCTTGAACTGAGTCGAGTAAAGTTTGATACCTCAAGTTAGAGGTAAAGATGTGTTTCTGTGCGTCAGAAAGTGTTTGGTAATCACCTCTATCTTTCTGTAGGGATACCTCTTCGGGTCTCCAAAAGAATGATAGTTGTGTCTGTGTTAGTTTGTCAAATATAGGATACTTGAATGTGTCAAATCTTTGCGTGTTTAATTCCTCACCGAAGAACATGGACTCTTTTGTAAAATCTACATTTTTTTTGTTAAATACTGTCATTCCTTCACGGCCCTCTTTTTTCTTGTGTCTAATTCAAAATCATCATAATTATTTGCAAAGTTAGCTTTCTTATCTACTACGTTATGATATATGTTTGCAAACTCTTTAAACCTTTTTTTGGTTTTACCTGTTTCTGCATCATTATATACACCAGTTTCAACATTGTATGTCTCATCTGCATATCTATGTGGTCTTCCATCAAACGATAGTGCAAAATGGTCTTCCATATCTGTATGCATTTTGTCTATGTTCAACAACTTACTATCTTCATTGAAGAAGTGTAAGAAGATGTGATACGAGTAGTCACCTACTAAGTAATCTCTCCAGTGTATTACATTAGGCCCTTGATATAATAAAACATCACCAGGCTCTAAACTTATTGGAATACCTCTTCTATTTCTATGTGATATCCCTTGAGATATATCATACACTTCATCCATGCAACCCATGTCGACATAGTTATCATCATTCTGTACCCATATCTTCCATGGTGCATTATCATCTGTTTTATAATCTAAACAGATTGTTGCACTTATTTCACATGATGGTCTATCAGTGTGAGCTCTTAGATATGCACCTCTTTCATATTTCCGAGTGTAAGAGTATGTTTCTCTTAACCCCATATCAATTACGTTATCTAATTTTTCCTTTAGCCATCTATGTAGGGAAACTGCCATCGGAGTGCAGTAATTAGCTTTAGATTTTCCTAAAGAATCTTTAGGTGAGTTTTGAGTGATTTCATGTTCTCTTTTGAATATTGCTTCATCCCATGCACCATTGTGTTCAATAGTCTTCCATGTATCTAATGATAAGTTAATAATATCTTTAGGAATGAAATTACGTAAGACAACAAACCTGTCTTTCATTAAGTCCCAAGTTAGTTGATTGGTTCTACCACTTATTCTTAAATGGTTCTCTCCATCCTTATCCATTCTCTCGTCGTCGGGATACGTATATATTACAGTCTTTTCATCATATGGCACAGGCATCGCAATCTTCCTCATCTTCACTTGGTGCAGAATGCATCATTGGTGGTATGTAATCATTAGACGCTGAATTAGGGTCTGTAACTACATCCTCTACTTTACCATCCATTGTGTTTTGGTAATATGATGTCTTCCATCCATACTTGTATGTGTTCAACATGTCTTGAGCCATGACTGATACTGGTACTTCACCCTTGTCATAATTTTCGGGGTTGTAAGACCAGTTACCACTAATCGCTTGGTCAAAGAACTTTTGCATCACTGCAAGTACTTTAATATATCCTTCATTACTAGGCATATCCCATAGTAACGTGTAATTGTTTTTAAGTATACTATACTGTGGAACTACCTGTTTTAGGGTTCCTTTTTTACTTTTCTTGACTGAAAGGTAATCTCTAGGGGGTTCTACTCCATTCGTTGCATTAGAGACCACGCTAGAGGACTCTGAAGGCATCTGTGCAGTAAGAGTTGAGTGTCTTAGACCATGTACTTTGATGCATGTTCTAAGTTTATCCCAGTCACATTGTAACTCATTTGGTGTGATACTGTCAACATCCTTTTTATAGGTATCGATGGGTAATATTCCTTGTGCATACTTAGTTTTATGGAAGTATTCACATGCACCTTTCTCGGATGCAATCTGATTAGATGATTTTAATAACTCGTACTGGAATCTCTCGGTTAGTTCATGTACTAATCTATGTGCTTCGGGGTCATCGTACTTAACCTTATTCTTTGCAAGGAAATGTGCAAGACCAATGTATCCTATTCCTAATGAACGTCTTGCTCTTGTTGATTTCTCAGCTGCAATCACTGGATATTTCTGATAGTCTATTAGTTCTTCTAACCCTCTAACTGCAAGGTCACATAAAGTACTAAGTTCATCAAAGTTCTTTAAGATACCTATGTTAACTGCAGATAGGATGCACAACGCAATCTCACCTTCCCCATCAATATGACTGATAGGGTCGGTGGGTAGTGTTATCTCTTGACATAAGTTACTCATGTTAACCTTGTCGATAAAACTACTATGCGTATTGCAATGGTCTATATTCATAATGTAAATACGGCCAGTCTCTGCTCTTTCTTTTAATAAACTTGTAAATAATTCTCTTGCACCAATCTTCTGTTTAGGAATACTGGTTGCACGTTCATACTTTTCATAGAGTTCATCAAACTCTGGCGTTCCAAACGCCTCGTATAAACCTTTAACATCATGTGGTGAGAATAATGATATATCTTCATTCTTTAAGAATCTCTTATAGAATAGTTCTGATATCTGTATAGAGTAATCTAACTTTCTTACTCTGTTGTCCTCTGTTCCTTTATTGTTTTTAAGTACGAGGATATCTTCGATTTCTTGATGCCAGATTGGGAAATGTACCGTTGCACTTCCACCTCGGACGCCATTCTGTGTGCAACTCCTAACCGTTGCTTCAAATTTCTTAAGAAAAGGGACAACTCCAGTATGTTGAACTTCTCCACCACGTATCTTTGACCCAATTCCTCTAATTCTTCCTGCGTTAATTCCAATTCCAGCTCTTTGTGCAACATATTTTCCGATTGCCATGTCACTCGAAAAGATTGAATCGAGTGTGTCGTCTGAGTCAACCAAGACGCATGATGCAAATTGTCTGAGTGGAGTTCTGACCCCTGCCATGATGGGTGTGGGTATGTTAATTTTAAACTGTGATATGGCATCATAATATCCTTTGACATAACTTAATCTACTCTCTTTATAATCTTTAAATAACGTCATTGCAATCATCATGTACATGAACTGTGGTGTTTCATATAATGTGTTACTTGACCTGTCTTGTACCAAATACTTGTCCACAATTTGTTGTAGACCAGCATATGTAAAGTCTAAATCTCTTTGGTGTCTTATAAACCTATTACACTGATTTATTTCATCTTCAGTATAATAATTAAGAATGTCTTTATCATACACACCGTAATCTATATTTCTATTGATAATATCCAATAATGGTGGATAGATTTCTGAGTCTTTCCACTTGGTGTTAAAGACCTGTTTCTGTACACCAAATAGTAATAATCTTGCAGCTACAAACTGATAGTTTGGATTGTCCAGTGAAATTAAATCACTTGCACTTTTTACAAGGATTTGTTGTATGTCTTTTGTTGTAATACCATCATAAAATTGTAAACCACTATTCATCTCGACGGATGATTCTGATACACCTGTAATATCTTTACAAGCTTTCTCCATCATTCTATGAATCTTTTCCAAGTCAATGTTCATTTTTGAACCGTCAGACTTGATTACCTTGAACTCTGCATTCATATTTTCTTGTACTCCATAAGTTTTAAGTTTGCCGAAAGACCTTCAAATGTACAAGCATTAATGATATCTATTATTTCACTTTGACTCAATCCACTCATTATCATATCGTTTATATCTTTACAGTTTGCAATACGTCTGTCGTCCCATATGCAAACTTTATATCCTAACTCAATTACTTCCTTAAGCTTCTTGAGTATCTCTTCATTACGAGGTTCATTATCATAAATGATAATTGCATTATCTTTTATACCATCGTCTATTTTCTTAAAGTCACTACCCCCGACTGCAATACTATTGGGTAGGAATAAACTATCTATAGGGCCTTCGGTAACATAGATAGTTTTTGTCTTGTCCACATTTTCTATGTTATAGATGAGTGGAACATCATCTAGGAGCCTCATTGTAAGGTATCGTAATGGTGAGTCATTAATTGCTCTACCCGATACTCCTACGAGTTCCCCATCCTCTTTAAAGAATGGTAATATTATTCTTGGGTCTGTCCCAAGAACTCTGTCTTTATACTTCTCATGAAGAAGACCAAGAGTTTGTGCTGACTCTACAAACCATAGAGTGTCAATCTTGTCTTCGGGAACTTTCCTGTTCTGTAGATATTCTCTTGCAACTTGTTTCTCTCTAGCAGGAAACATAATCGCTGACAAGTCAACTTTAATCATATTTAGTAATTCTGTTTTTGGAGTGAACTTGAATTCATTTGCACTTGGCATCTTATGACCCGAGGCATGTTTTTTAGGTTTCTTACCACTCTCTGTTAACCATTCTTTAATGTACTCTTTATGTAGTACAGGGAAATGGTCTTTGATAAAATTTACACTAGATGTGGATTTACCACAATTGTGACATTTGTATATAAAACTTTGTTCTACAACGAAATGATACCCACGTGCTTTGTGTTTATTCTTTTGAGAATCTCCACAATATAAACACCTGTGATTCAGTGTTGTATCACCCTTCCATTTTGCAAGCTCTAGAGAACCCACACACATAGAAAGATATTTTCTTTCTAACCATAGCATACATTCATTATACATGAATACATGCTAAAATACAAGGTGTTTTTTAAACTAAATTAACCGTCGATTAGAGCTTGAACACGTGCTACTTCTGTGTCCCAAGCTGCTTTTGAAGTGTCATATGATGTCTGAGCAAGAGCTCTTCCATCTGTTCCTTCTGCTGGAGCTCCGTCCATACTTGGTTCTGTTGCTACCAATTCTGCCATAAACTCTGTTAGAGTCATAGAATCTGATATTGCCATTATACTTCTCCGTTATGTTCTGTTGTTGGTTCTTCTACTTGATGTTCTTCATGAGACATTTCTTCTTCCATTTCATGAATAGGAGCCATATAAGCTGCCCAGTCGTTTGACCAATCATCTTCTTCAGTTCTCATCCACTCACCTGCTACTGAGTCGTAACATGCATCTGTATCGATGTTAGTAGACAAGTTATACTCGTCTTCATCCATGTCATTTGGTTGCATCCAACACTGGTAGATACAATCCCAATAAGCATCTTCACCAAACCCTTCTGGGCATGGGTGAGTTGGTGTTTCGGGATGGATATAATCACCTTCACTAGACTCTGTGAATACTACAGAATAGTCCTCGACATTTTCTTCTTCGTGTGGTATATTACCAAGTGTATGTTCAATATCTAACAACATTCCACGAATGTCGTATAGTAAGTGTTCGATTTTTAGACGAGGGTCTAAGTATTTGTCTGACATGATTTCTCCTAGAAATATTTATAATTGTATTTAGTCTTTTTGAAGTTTCTTCACTCTCTTTTTTGGTACTTGAAGCACAATTCTTTGTGTTTCTCTTAACTTTTTAGTATGTCCTTTTCCTTGTATCAATCCTAATGATGTAACCAATAATAGAATTGCCAGCGGGTCAAATACAAAAATCAGCATGTAAATTACCCATCGAACCGCGTTGTCAAGGTACTTGACAGAATCCTCTTGTCCGTATATTACCTCTGCAATATACTTGATTGGGCCCACTTCACGTTCTAAATTGAGGATAATTTGTTTACTCTCAAACATCTCGTCTTTGTATTCATCTATTATATCATAGGACTCATCAATCAACAAGTTGAATTCATCGGTCTTTGCAATTATCTCATTTGAATCACCTGTAGATGATTGTTGTAATCTCTTTATCTCTACATTTGCATCATCAATAGTCTTCTGTGCTTGAGCTCTATAACGGTCAATGTTACTCTGTTGTTCTGCAATGTCATCTCTTATCTGTTCTCTTTGAGTTGATTGTTGGTCAAACAACGTATTTGCCTGTTGAACATAGTCTATAACTTCTAACTCATCCTGTGTAAATACTCCCCCTTCTGAGGTAGTAATAGTCTCAATCCCTTTCTCTCTAAGATTGCTTACAGCCGTGTCTAGTGCAGTCACAGAACCCCTTAGAGATGTTATTTGACCCTTTGCATAGTCTATATCCCCTTGAACTCTGTCCCATGCACCATCTCTAATAGTTTCTTGTTGTTTGATAGACTCTGATACATCTATCTTTGCACCCCCAAGATTGTCTATCCTGTCTTGATAGGTTTGTATCTTGTTCTCTTCCCTTGCAATCTGATTCTCGATTCTATCAACAATAGATTGTGCTTGTGCAGTATCCCCTGTTTGTTCTGAATGTGCTTTTGATAGGTATCCAAATATACCCAGTGATGTAATTAACATGAGAACGAATACTGAAAATACAAGATAGTATTTCATGTAATTGAGTTTTTCCCATGCAAGATGTAGATAAGCTGCAGTTACGACTTTACCAAATTCTAAAGCACCTGCCATAATTACAACACCCATGAAGGCACCAGCAAATATTGTTGCAAGACCTAACACTGAGAAATATGCAGCTATTGATGCAATTCCTAGGGACGTAATTACCGCGAGGTAATTCAAAAATCTGTTCATAATCTATCTCTTGATGTTTCTACGCAAGAGAGTATATAAAGCATTTGGTTCATACTTTTTATTTCTTTTATATCTCTTCTTGAAACCAATACTACTTGCATCGGTTGAAACAGCTGCACCAGTGGCATTCATAGGTGCATCTTCTTTTAATTTTCCGAAGTTCATGAATTCCATGAGTTCGGATGCAAGTTTTACTCCTGCTTCATAATCTGAAGGATAGTGTAATCCTGCTATAACTCTACCAAACCCACTAATCTTTGCACCGTTCATTAATCCAGCACGGTGTTGTGGGTATAATCTACTATAATACTCTGCAACTACAAATGGTTGGACTGTATGTCCACTTGGGTATGAAGGTGTCTTTGCAGTATCGGTTACATATCTTTCAAAATCCATACCTAATTCTTCTGCAACTTGATATGGTCTTGCACGATTGAAGTGATTCTTATGATGTTTGATTATAGGCTTACACTGGTCTTCAAGATACTCTACATCATCTACATCATAATCTAAGTCCTCTTTATTCATATATTCTTTGATATAATAAGTTGAATCTTCATCACATTTAAGATATTCTTCTTTTTGTTCTTCTGTTGCACCTGTAACGTGTTTCTGTATTTCTTGCAATTCTTTAACA